CATCACCTGTAATTACAGAAGATGCCATAGTTCCTGAAGTACCAATAGAAGAAGAAGAGTACGCGCCTGGTCTTTGAACTGTTGTATCAGTTACTGACTTTCTTCCGTACCATCTTTGTAATTCTTGCTGATACATGAACTCATCCATCATCATTTGTTCTTTAGTAAAGTACCAAAGTCTTGAACCATTATTTTCAATCCAAGATACATCAGTTAAATCTTTACCGCTTACAGAAACTTTTTTACGCATTGTAGTTAACCAGTTAGTGTAAGTAGATGGGTAAACATAGTTTTCACCTACATCAGCACCGTCTGATCCGTTAGGAAACGCAGAACCAATAGAAGCAATAATAGCCTCATCCGCTACGTCAGTCTCTAATAAAGCTTGTGTAGAAGCATCTACCATTTCAAACTTTACAATAAAGTCAGTAGTTGCTGCTGAACCTGAAGTATTAGCGATTGGGTCTTCTATTACTAATGCAGTTGCACCTGATTGGAATCTTACCATGTCAAACTTGTTTAAGAAGTTTCCAGTTCTACCAGTTGCAGTTCCATCTATAATAATTTCAAATACATCACCGTTTGCATCAGCACCATCAAGAATAATTCCTGTTGTAGATGTTGGTGAAGAAGTAAAAGACGTATCAGCAGATACACCTTTAAAGAAACCTGTTGAAAATGACGGAGCATTGTATCTACCCATCACCTTCCATTCAAAAGAGTTGTCCCCTAGGACTTTCTCTGTTGCAAAACGACCAGTTCTTTCTAAAAGATAAGTCGCTGCATAACGAGGATACTGTTGAATAAGCGTTCTTGCAATCTCTGGGTATTGCATTAGGGCTGTATTCAAAGCATTCTCTGCCGTTGTTCCAGAACCATAAGTTCCAGTATACATTTTTGCCATTTTTTTAAATTTTATTAATTAAACATTATTTTTCTTGTTCAATTAACTTTCAACTATGAGCAGACTTTGTCTTACTTCTTTCAGCTTACTCGGTCATGAACGCTTTTGGATCAAACTTACTAGACTTTACTTTAAAGTTAGATTTGCTTTTTCCAGTGTTAAGGTTCGGTGAGACTATACTATTCATAATAGCGGCTTTGCCGTCTTCTAAACCTTGAGAACGAAGAATTTTTTCAATCTGCTTGCGATATAACATAAACATTGCAACATCAGCAACATTGGCATGATTTGCGTAAATGTCTTTCATTAGATCGCCAGTAGCATATCTATATACTTCTTCTTTCTGTTTTTTTGTCACTTTCCCGCCCATGAATTCGTTCATGTTTTTTATTTGATTTCTTAATTCTTTTTTTGCTTGTTCTGCCGCTTGTTTTCTTTGAGCAGTTGTTTGTTGCGCTTGTTGTTGTGCTGCAGCGGTCTGCTGATCTATAGCATTGTTGATTACTCTTCTGATGCTTTTTGCTTTCATCTTCATCATACCAGAGTCTTCAAGTTTATCTAAAGATTCTTCTATTTCTGAATCTTCTATACCGTCTGCTTTTAATTCTTCAGCCACTAAATCTCTATCTGAATAATTTAAATATGATTTTAATTCATTCACTTGATTGCTAACTGGAGCTTGTGGCTGTTGAGCTTTTTGCTGTAAAGTGTTTATAGCGTTTATTATGTCTTCTTTTGAAGCTGACTCTATACCAAGCTCTTTACCAAATCTATTCCAGTCTAAATCATCTTGTGCTGGTTTTTCCTCAACTTTTTTATCTGCAGTCCCTTCCCAATCATAATCCTCTTCTTCTTTTGCAGTTTCTTCGCTGTCTAACTCTACTTTATCCCACGAAAAACCATCTTCGTCTTCCGTTTCTTCTGTTTCAGTTTTTGCCTCCGTTGTTTCTTCTACTGTTTCTGTTTTTGTTTCTTCTTTAGGATTATAAATTTCGTCCCCAGCAAAAGCTAAAGGGTTAAAACCATCCTTACTTTCTGTTGTTTCTGTAGGGGTTGATTCTACAACCTCATCTACTAATTTTGATTCTTCTGACATTTTATTTTAATTTAGTTAATACTCCCAATTTGCAAATATACAAAATAATTATTATAACTTTTGTTGAGCTCTTCTTAAGTCATCTACAGTTGTATCAACTGTATCTGCCTTTTTTATATCATCCTCTCTTTGTTGATCTTCTTTTTTATTTTGTCTTTCTACATAAATATCAGCCGCTTTTTTACGTAGTTCGTTTTGCGACTTAGTATCATGTATGTCTCTATCAACATCAGCCTGTATTTTTGCAACTTCCATTCTTGATTCTGCGCTAATCTGTGCAACTTGTAATTTAGCTTCGTTGTCCATTTGTTTAAGTTGCGCTTCAGCTTCAAAGTCTTGTTTTTTAGCTTCTGCAGCAGCTTGTTGCGCTTGAATTTGTTGCTCCATAGCTTGTTGTTGTTGTTTTTGCATTTCTGTCATAGCTTGTTCTAAAACTTTTTCAGCTTCAGTCATCGTATCAGCTTTCAAGACTTTTATAACACCTAACATGTCTATAGTTCCTGCTTGTAGAGCAGATTGAGCTAATTGCTGTACCACTTGTTTCATAGAGTCGTCTTTACCACTATCACCCACATAAACACCATAGTCTTGCAGTGCAATATCTGGCATTACATTCAAAAACTTGTACGCGCCATCACCTAATATCATTCCAGCTTTTTTTCCGTTAGCCCAACAAACTTTCATAAGATTACAAACTCTTTCCATTACTCTTTGTTTACATTCTGAGTGTGAATAAAACCAGCTTTCAGTTATTGTTGCAGACTGCACTACACTTCTTTGTACGTTACCAACATATTCGTACTGACCTACCGCTCCTTCCCTTTGTCTTGTAACTCCAGATATTTGGCCAGCCATGTCTTCCAACATAACTTTTAAATTTATAAGTTGCTGCACTGATTGTGACAAGGTAAAGTCTACTTGTTGAAATTGATTGAATGATTGCAACTGATTACCTTCATCTTTAGAATTTATAGGTATTATACCGTCTGTTTTTAAGTGATAAAGCACTTGCTGCATATCCATACCAACATTTGTAGGTAATTGCGATACATCATAAACTACGGCTTTTCCACCTGATCTTGCCATTGCTAATTCTATTTGATAAACCACTATGTTGTAAAGCATTTGTATATTATCTAATAAGTCTACCATAGATGTAGATTTACCTGTTGTGTTACCGTATATACAGCCAACATATGATAGCGGAGTTTTACCTGGGTCGTCTACACTTCTAACTTGATTGTCTCTACGTCTAGCATTTACTAGTATTTTACCGCCAATCATGGTAGCTTCCCAAATATCATCTACCCACTTAGTTTCTATCTTATCCCCCTTTCTTCTTCTGTAAGTATCAGGCACAGCTTTTCTAAAAGGTCTTTCTGGATTATATTTATTTTCTGATATTTTATATTTTAGAGCTCTGAGAGATTTCCATTCACAAGTTACTACCCTGATACGATTATCTCTTCCGTGCGCAGCATCTACCCACTCAAAACTACTGTTATAATTGTCCATGTCTCCCCCAACATACAAATTACGCATTTTATCTAATTCAATTAAGTCGTCTGTAGTTAAGCTATCTTTAAATTCATCATTTATTTCGTTTACAGATAAGTATCTTTCTTCACCAACCCATCCTGCGTCATCTAAATAGTCAGAATGAAAAGAATCATCAAAAACTATATTTCTTGGATCTATTCTTCTTACATAAGGATCTCCATTTTGTACTGATACTTTGTAAAACTCTTTACCAGTAACCAAAAGGTCTCTAAACCCTTCTTTCATAACGTCTTTTAGATTATATCTGTTTGTTACATACTCTAAACCATCTTGTGCTGTTTCTTCTACCATTTCTCGGTAGTTATATTTCATATATGTTTCTATGTCTTCTGGGACAGGCATTCCTTGACCCTCCATTAAAACATCTATGTTTAATTTTTCTTGCATCTCGCTATGTATGTCCTTTAATAGGTCACGCATAATTAACCCTACTTTGTGATCATGCTTTCTTAACACTGCACTTTTATTTACTGTAGTAACCTTAATATCCATAGGTCTTCTCAGCTCTTCACCGACTAACAAATCAATTTTTGGTGCTATTATTGGATAATTTACAAGTCTAGCTGGATATGTTAATCCATACTGCTCAGTTATGTAGGAATAATCTCCTTGCGACAACTGCCCATTGTATATTTGATAATTTCTTATATCTTTCGTTCTGTTAGAGTGATATTCACCACTTTCGTGTCCCATATATTGTGTTACAGCTAATAAAACAGACCTGCACCAATCTTCAGTCTTGTCTTTTTCTGCAACCACCATTGATGGCATTGACTTGTACGTTTTTTCCATTTTCTTAATTTATTTGTTGCGGTAATCCATTGTACCCCATTTTGTAATATTTCAATCCTATATCTACTATTTCTTCTTCTTTTTCTTTCGCCTGCATTCTATAATTATCTATGTTGTGAATTAAACAAAGACCAAAAGCCATAGCTCGGTCAGTATTTTGCAAACCATAATTTGCTAATTCATCAATTAAATCTATAAACCAGATATCTTCTACACTTTCTCTTAAATAATCGTCTATTAAGTCTTCTAATAGAGATTTTACCTGTTTGTTCATGTGCACGCCATACCTGTTTCTAGTTTTTGTACCAGGATTGTGTGCGCTTTCTGGTTTTTCTTTTAAATATTTCAAAGCATTCATACGTTTAAAGTAATCTAAAATACCTATTTTTGTATATTCTACCAACATCTTTGCGTTATAATATACAGCAAGTTTTAAACACCCATCCCAAAAATCTTCCTTTTTATCTGGTCTATCGGTGTACTCTGCAACCACGTAATCGCTTGACATATTAGTATTTGCAAATCTACGATAAATTATTGCACTTCCCAAAGAATCTGATGCTCCAGCTTGATCTTGATCATAAGAATCTATACCTCCTATGTCTAAATTACTGTATTCAGGCTCTGGATGTGACAATATTTTATAAGGACCATTAGGATGTGGTCTCCATTTTACAACAGGCTCGTCTATTCCTAATTCCCAATCTAAATATCCATTTTGTATCTGACTTCTATAATCTTTACTTGACAATATTCTAGATCTTTGTGCATTTAGTAAAGATATATCAAATCTTGCGGAATGTGTATTTAAAAACGCCTCCTCTATTGTTAACGGGTAGTTTTGTATATGTAAATTGTAGGCTTCATTATCCCCTGAACTCTGTATGTCTTCTCTGTCAGCTATTAGCTTTTCTTTTGCGCCATTTTCATCTTCTTTGCCTGTTTGTATGTCAAAGAAACCATAATAAGCTTTAGATGCAGGTATAAATACTGGTATTAAGTTGTATGCGTCAGCACTGTAGTACATATCCATAAAGTCTTTACTAGCTTTTGATATATCACCACCTGTCCCACCAACAATAGGTACTCCAAACTGCAAATCACCGTCCATAAAACACGCTTTTGACGACATGTAAGCATTTTTAAGCTTTTTAAACTCTCCAGCCTCTTCAAACACCATAAGTGAAACTCTTTCCCCTTTAAATACCTCTGGATTGTCCATAGTTCTGCATATAATAGTTGATTGATATCCTCCAATCTCCCATTTACCATCTTTGTTCTTTTGTTTATAGCCAGAACGCATAATACCATCCGTGTCTTTTAGCACAGAGTGTTTAAAATTTGGATGAATACCATTCAAACCTTTTTTTGTTTTGTCAAAGAACGCATCTGCCGTAGCCTGTAGCCCTGCTGCTACACCAACATCGTTAAAAGGAAAGAATGTGTACTCGTGTGCTACAGCGCCAGAATTCATATAAGAAAAACCCTTGTCTCTGGCTTTTATTACAATCATTCCCTTACCTTCAGCCTTACAAGTCTCTATGGTATCAAAGTATTCGTGATCCATAGCTCTATACCAAGGGTGTATCAGTGTTTTACGGTTACCAGAGGTACCGTCATTACCTAATATCTTGTAATAATTAAGATAAAAGTAATATTTGCCTGATATTTTTTTCATGCCCTTTGGTTTAAAACCATCAATACATCTTTCCGTCTCTCTTGCCCAATATTCTTGATAAGCAACTGAATCTGGATTCAAATCAGGATGCCCATTATTAGGCACTGGTCGGTATTTTTGCGGATCAAACTTTATTTTACCCATACTTTACTCTTTTGTTTCTGCCTAAACCAAACGGTCCAGACCTTTGTTCTTTTGCTTCTAATTTAGCACTATACATTTCACGTAAATCAGCTCCATGTAGTTTAATGGCAAGGTCATTATACTGATTAGCCTTATCAATATCTAAACTCTCAAATTTTTTTTTATAAGAGCTGTATAAATACTGTAAATCGTACTTTGGTTCCTTAGCCATTAATCTAATTGTCTATAAAAGGATCTTGAAGCTGGTCTAGCTGGCATTTTACAACCACTAGCACAATTCCATTTACGCAAAGACTTGTTAATTCTTGAATTTGGATCTCTCGCTGTTTTAGCTGAGGTTAATCTCTTTTTCATTCCTTTCATTCTTGCACAAAAAGACTTTCTACGCTTTGAAGCTTTAGAACCTTTTTTTAATTTAGAAGGTTTAGTCGTTACTGCGGTTTTTAATTTACTTCCTGGGTTTGCTCTTCTGTAAGACGCTACCCCTTTTTTGTTTAAACCGCCAGATGGACTTTTACCCTCTTTTCTTTGCCATGCAGGTGTTGCCATTAGTCTAATTGTCTATAATTTCCACCCATTCCATACTTCATCTTCATTCCTTTAGCCGCTTTTTGCATAGACATACCATTTAGCATTTTACCACCGCCAGCGTAGTTCATCATTTTGTTTTTCATCTTCATTCCTCCTGGAGCCTTGTCAACCTTACCTCCATATTGCATATAACCCATTTTGTTTCTTACATTTTCTGGAAGTTTTGCTAATCCTTTTTGATTTTCTTTAACTGGCTTTAATTTTCCGCCTTTTTTCATCATTTGTTTTTTACCACCGTGTTTCATTACTTGTTTTTTACCACCGTGTTTCATCATTTTTTTACCGTGTTTCATTTTTTTTAATTTTTTAATTAATCATGTTGTTTATAATATTTACCTCCTCCCTTATACCTGCTAACACGTCCTTTTTTGTTTTTTTCTCTTGCAGCCGCACGTTTTTCGCCAGCTGATAATTGTGACCAAGTTTTTGGTGTATCTTTTGATATTTTTTTAGTAGGCCTAAAGGTGTTTTCACCTTTACTATAGTCCTTTTCACCTGATGGTGTTCTCCAATCTTCTTTAAACCATCTTTTCAGGGCTAAACCTTTTTTTGTTTTACGTACAGCCATATTAATCGTGTTGAAATATTGCTCGTCCGCATTTATCTTTTGAATATACAAACTTTCCTCCAGTTTTGTACTTCATTCCTGACGATCCTTTCTTTTTACTTTTATTTCCCCAGTTGGCTGCACCAACTTTTCTACATTTAGCCATGGCTCCACTTCTGTATGCTGAAGTTTTTGGACCATACCTGGCTACTACTTTGTGATAACACGCATCTTTTGGCATAATTCTAATTTTTTAGTTCATTTCTTTAATTTCTTTTCTTCTTTCTAAGAAAGATAGTCCTTTGTTACCAACTATCTTCTGTCTCTCGCCTCTCCTATCTATTGCGTCCAGTAGTGACTGTCTTGTTTTTAATATTTTTTCCACACCTATCATAAGTTTTTGTAGCATTTCTGCGTTTTCTTCATCTAAGTGCATTTTATCTATAAGATTTGTAAACTGATTAATTTTATTATTAAAAGCTATTAATTGTTCATCTAGCGGGTCAAATTGTAACTCGTTATACTTATCTGCCGCGGCCTTTAAAGTTGCGTCATTCATCCCCTTCCAAGTATACGAATCATATAAGTCTTTTGATACCGCCTTTACTCTTTCACCTTCACTATAATGTCTGTATGGGCTTTCGTAATCATAAACTAACGCTACCCATTTTAAAGCTGTAGGTCCAAACTTTTCTTTTCTAATAAGAGCTAAAAATTCTGGCACAGCTGTAACACCATCATCATCCTTAAATACATCTCCTTTTTTATTTAATTTTAATAAATACATTACTTGTTGTATTTTAATTTAATTTTTAATCTATACCTATTTTTTTCTGGTTTCGTTTTTGATTTGTTCAATATAGTTTCTATATGGTAAAAAGGATTTAATTCCATAAACCATTTAGAGCTAATTAATTTAAAGCTATGATTTTTTGCTCTTTTTTTTACAATTGGCTCTTCATTTATAAGATCTGCTAAGCTAGCATATATTTTTTCTAAAAAATAATAATCTCCCTCTACGTATATTTTTCCTATGTTTTCGTCTAATTCATTCATATTGTATATGGATTTAATCTACCTCCTTCATCAAAATTTTTAAAAAACGTGGACGGGTCCATATTGTATTGTCTTAAAAATTCTTCAAAAGGTAATATATTTTCTACTTCTGCTACTTGATATCCTTTTGGACCAATAAGTGTTCTTATGTCTTGTCCTAATGGCCCTTTTAAAAACATTTGTGTTCCTGTTCCTGGCATTATTCCTTCTAAAAATCTACTGGTTGGCATATTTTCAAATTGCAATCTTCCTCCTATATTTTGTACTGGGCCTAGACTCATGTTAGCAAGCTGTCTTTCAAATTCAGTCCCACCTTTTAGTTTTGCGATAAATGGATTTGCGCCCCCATACCTGTCTATTAAATTTATGTTAGCTCCCCCGCCTAATATCCAATTAGGATCTGTTGTTGCGCTTATATGGTCAAATTGTGTATTTTTTTGTATATCTCCTAGCAGACCTGTTCTTCTTCCCACTGTACCAGTTGTTGGTATAGTTGTAGCGTATTTTGTAGCTAAAGCTTCAGTAGGAGCGTCTACAACTCTATACAAACTGCTTCCTTTGCCTCTTAATCCAGGCAACAACCCTAAAGTCGCTTCTGTTGCTAAAGTGCCGTAGTCTTGATTCTGTGCTGCGCTGTACAAATTAGAAACATAATTTGATAAAAGTATATTATCAAAAGCTGATCCAGAAGAAACGTTACCTAAAGTTCCTATGGACTGTCCTGTTCCTAATGTACCTGTGAAATACGGTTGACCGTGAATAGATCTTTTAAAAGCTTCAAAAGGATGTCCTATTAGATTAATAGTTTTGTCTAAAAAACTAGGCTCTGGAGCTCCTTGCTCAAAGAAACGTTGTCCAGTTGGGATATTGGAAACTGGTATATCTCCTGTGTATGCATTAGGACTAACATATGTAGAGCTAACACTTTGATTTAAAAACGGATCGTTTAATTGAAATCTAGTATCAGTAGTTGGAAATGGAGAACTTGTTTGTTGTGGAAAGCCTAAAGATTCTAAATATTCAAGAGAATAAGGACCTTGAGGCATTGTGCTTCCATATACAGTATACTCTGGTAACATTACATTTGCCATAACGTCCGAACCAAATTCACCGCCATTATCAAAATTAAAAATTTTACTACCTAAGTTTATTAAGGTATTGACTGGCACACCTGGTACGGGAGATATATTTTGAAGCAAAGTTTGATGTAAAGTCTTAGGATCTTGATTAAAAAGATTTCCTGTAACTGGTGTATGCCCATATGTGCCGTACTGTGAAACCCCCGAAAAAGGCTCATTTAAGTATAAATCTAATAGTCCTCGCTCAGCGCTATCTGGGCTATAATGCGTTTTATATTCTATATCATATGGATCTGTATAGTTTGTAGCATCTGGAAATTCTAAATCTCTAATACCTCTAAAAAGTCTTGAAGGTATGGTAGTTAAAGTGTCTAACACGTTTGTACTTACTTCTGGGTTTACATGCGCTAGTTCTGCAATCAAATTGTTCATATAGTCTTCCTGTTGCTCTTTATAAGCTTCATCTACAGCTGATCTGTAGTATTCCTCACCGCTAGGATAGAAAACCTCGCCACTTTTTGTTAATTTCCCAGGATATAAAAATCCGCCCTCACTCTTTGTTTTTCCAAATGCGTCTAATAAATAATTTTCTGGTCCCACCCCAGTAGGATATGAGCTAAAAGCAGATACAGGGGGTATATAGATGTTTCCACCGCTTAAATAATTACTTATTAAACCTCCTCGTGTTAAATTTTCAAACGGGTTTGTTATTGCGTGAGGTCTAAAATCACCCTTGTCACTGACGTCACGACCATATATAGTTTGAAAAATAGAATTAGGGGTGTTATATATATTTCCAACCCTTGATCCTTTTACCATACTTAAGGCGTCTCTCCAATGTATTGTACCAGTAGTTTCGTCACTTAACCTAAAAGGAGAAAACATTCCAAACTCTCCAGTGTAAGGATTTGTAAATATATCATAGACTTGTTTTTCCGCATCGCTTAACTGATCATAAGATTGTGTTGATAAGGCTTCTACGTTTATTTCAGGCAACATTACCCCTTCAAACTCACCACCATTATCAAAATTTTTAGCTGCCTCACCTGCTTTTTTTCCTGCATCAAAACCAGATTGCATCATCTTTATCTGATCCATAAGTTGTTTAAAGAAGTTGAAAGGAGCTTCTACTTGCTCTGTATTAGGTACTAAGTTAGAATCGTTAGAGTCTGATATGTGAGGAGCCATATTCTCTTTTAGTTCTTTTTCTTGACGCTCCTTTTCTGCCGCGATAGCGGCATCGCGCGAATCTTGACTTAAGTTAAACTGTTCAATTTTACTTTCATAAAGTTCTTTTTTACCGCTCCAGTGATAATCTGCCCACCAAGTTGCCCTGTCTTTTGTTCCGTCCCATAGCTCGCTAAAATTGGATCTTGGATGATTTCTATGATACGCCAAGAAAAGCATTTTTTGTTGATCTGCTGTTAGCTTACTTGCATCTACGCTTTTTTTACCAGCCCATATATCAATTAACCATTGTGGCTTATCTATTCCTTCTGCTTCTAATATTTGAGCTAGATAATTAGAGGCCATATTACCACCAGCTTCTTCATGTGACTCAAACATAAACAACCCCTTACCTGTTGCATCTTGAACCCACTTTCCGTCTTTCTTTCTCCATTGCTTGGCATCAGGTTTCATTCTTTGGTCAGGCAGTCCTGGTGCTACAGGTCCTGTTTCATGATAAGCAATGTAATCCATAAGATCGTAATAATCCTGCGGAGTACCTCCTTTATCTCTTATAATTATCTGGAGTAGTTCTTCAAGCGTTATTTCGTTTTCCATTAGAAACGTCCACCATTAGTAAAATTACGTTTTTTCTCAGGCTTTGTATGGGTAAATCCTTTTTTACTCATTCTGTTATGATCTTCTACTTTATTAGCCTTATATTCTTTTCCTGTTTTTGGATCGTACATCATATGTGGTTTAAAAGCGCCACCCTTTTTCATTTTCATTTCTGCTGCACGTCTTTGTCCCATTGCTTGTCTATTTGCTAAATTTGCAACCAGACCGCTTAATTGATTTACCGCTATAGCTTCGTTTGCTTTTTGTCCGTAAAAACCTCCCATATTACCCCCCATGTTATAGTTAGGCATTTTCATACCTTGTGCAGCATAATCTAATTCTTCTTCTACATTAGGAGTAATAAATGGATTATCTTTTGGTGATACAAAATCACCCATTGCTTGCGCTTCTTGTTTCTTACTTCTTTGTTGTAGGGCTCCTATATTTCTCATATTAGGATTTGGACCAAAAGTAGGTGTAGGGCCAAAACCTCTTTTTATATTAGCTTTTCTTCTTGGCTCTGGTCCTGTTCTTAAACCTAAATCTAATGATCCTCCACTGCCGCCACCTAATAAATTACCTACAACGTCACCTATAGCATCCATCACTCCAAATCCAAAACCTTTTACTCCTGATAAACCTCCTTGTATAGCTTGATCTACTAAATCTAGAAACCCTCCAGCTAATGGCCTTATAACATTTTCTGCCCCTTTTACTACAGGTTCTATTACATCACCAGCTGCATCAAACACTGGGCTTAATACTGGTTCTATTATGTTTTGTCCCACATCAGTAGCTACATCACTAACTGTACTTAACCCTTCTTGAACAATATCTGCTCCTAAACCACCTAAATCACCAGCAACATCTGATGCTGTTTCTATAGCTGTTGTACCAATATCACCTGCTGCCTCCGCTACTGGATCTATTATATTTCCTGCTGCATCAAATATAGGTGCTGTTATCGGTGTAACAACATCGTCAACAACATCGCTTACTCCTCCAACTAAATTACTTACTGAACTTGCTAATGATGAGAGAAATCCTCCAAATCCATACTCAGGTACACCTGTATATGGGTTAACAATACCAGAATTAGGTAAAGATCTTACTAAGTTTTCTTCTTGTGGTGTAGCGGTAGTTTTATTTTTACCTCCTTCATTATACCTTCCAAGTGGTGTCATCATTTGTGAACTAATATATGGAGCTAACATGTTTCTCTGATTCATCATTCCACCCATGTTAAAGCTTGTTACATTTTTACCTAAATATGGGTTCAATGCTATTAGCGGATTTGGGTCTTGGTTGCCTTGTAAAGGCATACTGCCTCCGCCACCTCCTCTTACTTGTCTATCTCTTAATACAGAGCTAGCAGATATCGCGTTGAGGTTTGCAAAGAGATCTGCCATATTTTGTTCATCAGTCATGGTAAAATTATTGTAGATTAATATTAGTTACAAAGATAAAAAAAAATTTTTTATATTTTTAAAAGAGTGAGGCTATATGCTATATTCCCCCTTAGCATATCAAACTTTTTACTACCGTACCCTTTTTTTTATTTCTCTATTATTTTTACAACTTTTTTATTGACAGTATATTTATTCACTTAAACTATTTTATTATGCTTATGACTATCGTTTTATTACTTATTATTATTTACTAATTATTAATCTTAAACTATTTATTATGGACACACTATTCATTGTACTAACTGTACTACTAGCATTTGCAAAACTATTCCTATATGTTGCATTAATTGTATTCTTATGGGTTATGATTAAAAAGTATAGCCCAGAAACTGCAGAATCTATACAGAATGCTATGCCTAAATCTAAGAAGGGAGACAAATAGTCTCCTTTTTTTTATATTATTGACAATAAATACTAAATATTGCGTATATATGCGACAATAAGATGTAGTCTAAAACCCCTAATATTACACTAATAATTACTATATTATAGCTAGTAAACTACTTAAGTTATTGATAATCAATCAGTTGTTGTTTTTATATCAGTTATAAATAATATAAAGTATACTTCTAATTATATTTAGCTGATTACATCAATCAACTACTAATGAGTGTGCGAAGTTATACAATTTATTTTACATTGTCAAGTATTACAAACATTATTTCATAAAATATTTATTCACTATATATATTTAGCTGACTAATTTTTTCAACTTAATAATAGATAACAATATATTAACTAAAACAATTACTATGGAAACAATAGGAATCAACTGTTCATGTGGCAATGAACATGCATTTATTCTGTCACAAAGATTGGCAGAATGTACACAGTGTCAAACTGTACACAG